TTTGTTGCAACAACAACTGAATGTTGGTCGCGTACTGTTGAACATAATGCGAAGGTAAATTGACAGACATTTTGTCTCTCCCAAAAAAGCGTTTAAGAACGATTTTTCGAAGAGCTTGTCTGTCAAAGACAGGGCCGCTTCATGATCTGGGCGCCAGACCGTAGCGTGTGTTCTTTGTCCCACCGTCAATCGGCGCTAACTGAGGATGTCAGCGTTCCCGAGTTTTTTTGCCTTCTTTTCAGAAGGCTTATCCTCTTTTGCAGAAACTCCCTGTTGTTCTTCGACTATGTACGCCTCGAGGATCTTGGCTTTCTGGATTACATCCTCAGCCCGATGATCGTGGCGGTAGCAAAGCTCCAAACACTTGTAGCGAATTTCATGCGAATCCATTTATTACCCTATCCAATCGGTATTCGATTATGCAAACTAAATTATTCTGGATTGGCCCAACGGTGTAGTCGATCCATCTCGTCCCTAGCCGTAGCGTCACCCTTAATATACCTATCCACAAATCCAGGGTCCTGTCTCAAGGTCTGGATGCGATTTTTTGCAGCTTCCGGTGTCAGTGCGCCAAAGCCCGGTTGACCGGAATCTGAGCCCACAAACTTACCCTCGCCAAGCTTGGAACCTAAGCTACTCATGAACTTCATGACACCAGCAAAACCCATCACTTGTTCAAGCCCATCAATCTGTTCGGGGCTAACACCTAGACCTTGCGCGGCTCGTTTTGCCACAGCTATCTGTTGATCGTAGGCAGCACCCCATTCTTTTTTAAGTGCTTCAGATTCTTGGTTAAGCTTTTGCTGGTAACTTTCGGTCTTCGTTTTAAGAGTACCTTCAGCAAACCCATTCCACTTCTCAACAAGCTTTTCTGCCTGCTTTGCTGAAAGGCCTAGCTCATGAAAAGTCCCTTGAGCCCATTTGCCAAACGCCTCATCCTGCATTTTAAAGCCGTAGTCCTCTGGCTTCTCTGGACGCCCAAGTTTTTGGTAAACGCCATTCCAACCTTCCATGTCGTCATCTTTGTCCGGAAGTCGTACTAGCTTCTCTTTTGCTCCAAGTAGCTTTTCCAAGTTTCTGTAACTGTCTACAACTGTAGACGAGTCTTTAAACCCTTTGTTTTGAACGTAACCTTTGAGGTCATCGTTAAAACCAGCTGTCCAATCGCTTGTGGCTTGTGCTGGAGCGGGTGTTTGAGGGGCTGGCGTTTGCGGTGCAGGGGCTTGGGGCGTTTGAGGCGCTTGGGGTGTGACTTCCATGGTGTCTCCTATTTTAGAGTTTCAAAAAGCTCATCGTCGCTTAAATCTAAATGCTGCTTAATCCTTAAATAAACTTCTCTACGTCCCTCAAGGAGTGCGTGCGCTCTAGGGTCTTCATGGAAAGTTGTTTGGTTGGCTCTGCAGAAATAAGAGAGATCTACAAGAACTGCTTTAACGGCTTCTGAATCCCCGCCAAAGGTCTGGCAGTACGCACGCTTTCTGTCGCTTACAAGACTTTTGATCTTGCTTTCAAGCTCTTGCTTTTTTGCCATGCTACTTTATCCGCCAGCCTGTTTCATTTTTGCTGCACTTGAAATCATTGCCGCAGCCCCTGGAGCTGCTTGCACCATTGCTTGCTCTTTTGCAGCTTGTGCACTTGCTTCACGCATACTTTGAACAACTTTAGGATCCCTCATCCAGCGCATAGGCACCCCTTGAATGTCTGAGACTTCAGGAATGATCTGATCCCAATCAAAGTGATCAAGAGGGGCTTTGTCTTGTGTGATGTTCACAATGTTTAGCGCCATTTCAACTGAGCGCATAAGGCCTGCGGCTTCATCTGCCCTTTGAGCTTTAGAAAGAGGTGAGTCATAGATAACTTTGTATTCACCTTGCGCCTCAAGAAGGGCCGGCGGCATAGGAGGAAGAACTGGCTTTCCATCAAGGCCAATTTGGCGTGAGAGAATATCAATCTCTCGCTCAATCATTGTTCCAAGGTATTCGTCATGCTGACGCCCAATAGTTGGAGCAAGCAGGATCCCCTTTTCACGGGTGCGCTCCATGACCTCTGTTGCCGTCATTTGAGGAGACTCAACTAAGATCTGAAAGAGTGTGACAAGAAAAGCGTCATTGATGACAGCTCTTTCGTCATCCATGAGATCTTTGCCAATTGCGATGTTACCAGTAGGCAAAGGCTGCACAAGAGGTCTACCGTCAGCAGATATGCCGCCAGCGTTGATCGCACCTGGCTTGAGTGAAAACGACGATATGATGCCGTCATCATGTGCCAAAAGCACTGGATCAACAGCGCGGTGACCTTGCTTTAGAATTGTTTTCTTCTCTTCATTGAGCGTTTTGATTGCAGGTAAAACGTCCATCGCTGGACTTCTTCCGTACACTTCACCGGGTGCTTGTTCGTATCTGGAAATTGCATAAGGGAAAGTGCTAAACCCACCTTCTTCAACTACGGCCTGGCCATCGCAAGAAACATAGTAAGATGCATACGGCATCCCTTTATAGTCCTTACGCCCTGGATCTTTATCTGTTCTTTGTTTCACACAGTGAACAAAGTAGAAAAGCGTATCTGGATTAGTCTTTGCGATCTCTTTGATCTTTTCTGGCAGCGTTTCCGGGAACTGTTTCATTGCCTGACGGGCAGTAAGCGAAAAGTATCTTAGCGCTTTATCCACAATCCCTTGGTGATTCTCTACAAAATAGATCTCACCCAAATGAATATTGCGATAACGAATGCCAGGCTCACCAAATAACTCATCCACAAAAAGACAACCAGTGCCATACGCTCCAAGAGACTTATAATTCTGCTGGTTTTGCGCTGCAAAGTTTGCCTTTGGTGCATACCTGTTTTTAAAAAGCGCACGGTTAACTTCTTCAAAGTAAAGTTTTACTTCTCTGTTTTTCTCTAACGACCTGTCAGATACCGAAAGCCTGTGCCATGTCTGATTTCTTGGGGTGAGAAGAGAGTCTAAGATTGCAGCAAAACGGTTTAGTGCAATCGCAGCTGTTGAATCAAAAATGTACTCGTTTCTTTTGTCACCTGTTGTGGTGTTGCCTTTTTGATTGAAAAGCTTTGAGTGCATGGGAAGAACACGCTGGGCTATCTCCTCCCAATGGCTCTCCCAGTTCATCCTGTTACCAGACAAACGCTCGTAGTCCTTTAAGATCTCAAGAGCTAATTCTGATTGTTCTTTCAATTACGCTCCAAGGAGAGTTCTGCGTGCAGTCTTCGCCGTACCAAAACTTGAGCCTGTAAGAATTGTGGAAGCTCTTCCTTTAGATCGCCTTCGTTCACTGTCATCTACAATCGGCGCTTGTGGCTCTGGAACTTCAATGTCAGCAACACCTGCCATCTTTGGAGCTCGTCCTGCCATCTCTCTTCCGACATATTGCTCAGCTTCACCGCCAGCGCCACGGAGACTTTCAGACAAACCGCCGGAAAGAAGTGCATTTTGAACGCGGCCCGGATCGTTCACAAAGTTTTCAACACCTGTGACAAGCCGCTTAGATCCGTCAGATGCGCCATCAACTACTTTTTTGTATGTGCTTTCAATCGTTGCAGCGGCTCCGCCCATAGGACCCCCAGAAATATTGGATAATCAAATAATGATGTTAACATCACATAGTTTAATCAACCAAAAATCGGATAATCCACATCTTTAGCCACACGACCTTGGCCCGGATTTGACTTCGCTGTGCGTAAATCATGGCGAGCGACCTTTACCGCAAACGTACAAGCGAGAGCATCCCCATGGTCAGGACTGGCAAGTCCACGGCGCTTCATCTCCTCTTTTGGCTCAAGCATGATTCTATCTTGCTTTGTAAACCGATACTCAGGACCAGCTAGATCACTCATGAGCTCTTGATGAGAATCAATGCATCCGCCCCCAAGCCAATCACGCATCAATGCCCACAGCTCAGTTCTTTTATTTGCCCACTCCTGCTGGTCAGATGCCGTTCCAAAGCCCACCTCATGAACCTTGTAACCCATCTCCTTTAACCTATCGATGATGCCTGCCCCACTGCCACCATCTATACAAACAGCATCTGGGTTGTACTTTGAAATGAGATTTGCGCACTCGTTTGCCACGCGCATGTTGTCAGCGCCCTTTAAGGTGATCGGAGGAATGGATCTCGCATCACGCCCTTGGCGAAAACGAATCACAGTTGAGTCATCTCCATATCTCGCGGGATCCACTCCCATTATGAGTGCTGCATGCTGATCATTAAAGATCTCACGATCCTTTGCTCCATCAATTATCTCACGCGAAATAAACTGCTTATCCCCTTGGCGTGGAAACTCTCCTTTAACCTCAACTCGCGCTTCATCAGAATCCTCACCATGCTGAGCTACAATCTGATTTAAGAAATCAACATCAGTCCCCTCAACACTTCTCGAATCAATGTTTCTTCTATGCCAATACTCACGCTCAGCATTGAAGCATTCAAAAAATGCGCCCGTGTTTCTACGAGGATTTGAAAACGCAAACCAATAGCGATCTTCAGTAGGCTCAGTAAAAAACCCCTTAGACACAGTCCATATGGGTTTTGGAATACCAGATGCCTCATCATATATAAGTAGAACACCGTTATGATTATGAACCCCTGCAAACGCATCAGGCTTTTCTTCAGACCACAACTGCGCTTGAGCATAGTAGTATCCACAATCCACTTTAAGCTGATTCTTAAGTGCTGTCTCAAACCACGGGGCAGGCCTAAGCGACAACGCCGTCCTATCAAACCAGAAATTGTTTATAGCAAGCGTGTGCCACTTACCAAGCTCAGCCCACGTCCTTGATAACAACTGCGCTTCAGTGTTTGCAGTGTTGATCGCGGTACTCCCTGGACGGGTCGACATCATCCATAGATTCAGCCACGCCACAAGGCTAGACTTTCCAATACCTCGACCAGAGGCTATCGCCATTTGAAATATCTTTGGCTTTTCTTTTTTTCGAACTCTTAGCTTGTTCTCTTGAATATGACGGCCAATCTCAAGAAGAGCTTCCTTTTGCCAACTGCGTGGACCAGGGTGATGCTCAAGAGGAGTTCCTCTTTCACCCCAAGGAAAAGAAAACATCACGAAATTATATGGATTATCTTTAATATCCGAAGCCCACATGGCCTTCATGAGCTCTTCGACGTCTTTACCTAAATATGCTGATTTTTGATTGGACACACAAAAGCGTCGTCGGGAGGCTTGTCCAAGGTCAAGTCTGTTCTTCTCTGCGCTTAATTTCGATTTCCATGAATAATTCTTTTAATCGCTGCACTTCACCTTTTAATCTTTTTAATTCCTGATTTTGAATATCGCGATTTAATTTTAAATCATCCACTTCAAGCTGCAAAAGTCTGATCTGGTTGTCGGTGCCGGCGTGTGATTTTGAGACGGGAATTAGGGTGGAGGCTATTATGGCGAAAATTATAAAATAAAATTTCATAAGGTGAATATCGGTAGGATGTTGCGTTTTGTGCAATAAATTGTGGTTTGAAATTGTAATAAAAATTTTAAAAAGAGCGGCCGTCAAGGTACCGTTAATGGAGGCTGGAGAGCGGAACTTTGGCCCCACCCCACCCCCCACCCGGTCTTTTGAGACGGTCCATTTTCAAACACACGAATGTCACGATAGAATATCAGGAAGGTCTTCTTCGTCGACTGGTTTACTACCAGTGTTTACAATCAATTGTTGTTTAGTAGTATCAATGGGTTGCACATCTATAGTTTCGGATTGGAAGTTATTTGGAAGCATGTTGCGTTTCTTTGCCTCTTCCAAAACCGATTTAAGATTAACGTACTCAACATTATGATTCACATCGATTCGGTCGCCAAACTTCTTTGGATGTTGTTTAGCACTCCAATACTTTCGCGCATCAATCATGTTGCGTGCTCTTTGAGGATCAAGAATTTCGTTGTCTGCAATCGCTATGATCTCGTCTAGGAGCGATTCTGCGATGTTTTGACGCGCAAGATCGTAACGCCTCTGAAGATCTGGATTTTCGGATGCGTCTGAGTAGATGTGGCCGACCACAATTCCAAGCTTTTTAGTGGCGTCTCGCAACGTTACACCGTTGGAGATCTCTTCTAGAAGTCTCTCATGCATCTCCATGCTCATACGCATATGGGCAGAGTATACACAAAAACTTCATGAGCAACGTAAAACTGGACTAAGTGATGGCCATACCAAATCGTTATTGGATTATAAGATCACCCGCCTGTGCCTAAATTTGCGGGCGACAACACTCCAACTCCACCCGACGACATCCCAACGACACCCAAAACCAATTCACCAACCAGCCCAAAACCCTCAAAAACAATTCATTTAATTCCCATAAATACATTTCGAATTATCGTGAATTTCAATTAATCAGCCCATTTTCAGCCTATTTATCGAATTAACGCGCAATTTAATCTCTTCAAAACAGGCAGATCGCACGTCCAAGAGGAGCCCAAGAACCGCGTTTTCCTACTTCCAGTAGGAGGATCACCCCAAATAGGAGGGCTCACTGGGAAGCCCAAGACTCGCTCCAGCTGCGGCTTACAGAGGATTTTGGGTCCGTCTTCCTAGTAATCCTAGTATTTTGCGATCAACCCACCATAAGAAAACGGAGATACATAACCAGGGATAAATACATAATAATATATTTAATTATTTATATATAATGGGAATACTACGTATTCTATATACCTAATATATATATTTTAATAGGAAGACTAGGAAGATGGTCTATAAGTTATTGTTTTTATTGAACAAAAGTTCTTCCTAATGACCTTCCTAAAGGGG